CTCTGATTGATGGCGCAGCTTCTTTCGAAGCTGCAACTAAACCATCAACGGTGGATTCCCACCGAACCCAATCGAGACCATAATCTTGACGATTAGGACCTCGATCTGGACACCAGTCCCAATTGGGGCTGATGCACCGCTTCGTCTGATATTTAACCCTGTCAACCCTGACAGGAATAATCCCAGACTTAGCTCCACCCTGCAACATACTCACTAATAACCCCGAAGAGTTAAAAATGAGCGGCTTGCTTCGTCTAGGAACGACAACGTTCAACGCATCCCCGTCAAACCTAAGATAAATGGGTCTGGCACGCACGGCCCGATAGATATCGGATTGTGTGTGAAAGTCCCGCTTAGGTGAGTCGAGTGTACGTCTTGGAACGTGGATTCCCGAATCGATATTTTCCCACCGAGGAACTGGCAAATACTTCACCGTTTGGAGAAGTCGGCCAATTAGCCTCGGAAGGGGAATTGCGTTTCTTGTTGAGAAACGCGCAAGTTGGTTAATTGCAGAATAGCGTGAGGGCATGGTACTCAGATCTTTCAGATAGACTCCACGAATGTCGGAGCCCCTAAAGAAATCTGACCCACAAGACTCACGGAACGGTCCTTTTACAAAGGACTTATCGCCATTGACGCTAAAACCTAAGAGTGTGAGTAAGTGAACGACATCCCCAGCTATTGAGCTAGGACATATGATGTCATCACCAAACACACCCCACAGGTTGCTGCTCTCGTCTCTAGCCTGCGGTATTCCCGCATTATAAAGACAAGCGGCGACCACGCACGAAAATAACACGGTCTGCAACGGGAACGTAAAACCATTCCCCATGCTAGATACCATGTAAAGTTCTTGCGTGCCTAGCCCGGGTATCTCGACAACAGGACTTCTCAACAGTTGAAGCCACCTGAAGAAATCAGGCGGTAACAACCATTCGAGCATCTTGTTGCTGATAGTATCTGACGCGCTGGAAAGATCCAGCGTAGCCAGGCTATCTGTGATAGATCCGAGCCTAGCGAAATCTCTATTCACGAACTGCTGATTAGACAGAGAGATGCCAAATCGTCTCTGCAATCTTCGTTCGAGGTGCAATCCAAAACCTAACTGAAAATATGTATTCAGTGTCGGCTCTGTGCATATACACCTAGAGATCTCGACGTTCTTAGGCACAAAGCTAAGGCGGCTCCCTTCAACTACACGACTCTCGCCATAGAAATGACTGCGAAATTCTTCCGCATCATTCCAGTAAGGAAGTCTATCAGTGTAGCGTCTATACCAACGGTATAGCTGATCGGAGGTACAACTCAGCGGGCTAGCGAATAATTTCGCATAATGGCTTTCGCCATAGGCGCCTCTATTTGAACCAGGCCCAACCTTTGCTAAGTCTAGCAATTGGAAAGGACTGTCCACAAGAGGCTGTCCCGCTTGTAACCAGAAGTCCCACACATACCACTTTAAAGTATGCATGAGCTGACTGGTTCTAACATCCCCAGTAAAGGAGATATCAGGTAAGACCCATTCCCTACATCTTTGATTCGACGCAAGGAACTTTTCAAGAGCAGCCGCATCAGCATTTTGAGAACTCTCACCCGTCCATTTCCGGACGAGGGACTTCCTTATGCTAACAGCAGCCGCTTCCTGAGGAGTCATCTCATCGCTTATGTCACCTTCAACAGGTAGACCACAAGCGACAAGGTCCGACTTAAGGAGATCGATCAACACTTCAGACTGGATTGTCATAAAGCGCCTCGGTGAAGGATAGTTAACAACCTAAAAGGTTTTCTAATGTTGAACAGAACGTTCGTTCATTATACCTTTATAGGCTTCGACGGTATCGCTGATTTTAACACCAGCGCACCGTCCCAAAAGAACCATAGCGAAGATTACCAACAATAGTGTAATCTTACTCGGTTCTGGAGGACGACTATTTACTCTCCGCTTCACTAGAACCTCCTTTCGAAGGTTCATTCGTCCCGTTAGGGGCGGATAGCCTGAGAAGCTCATCGATAACTGGCCAATTCAGGGCTTTCACAAGCCCTATTGAATCCAATGTCTCGACGAGGTATCTCAAGTGAAGTCTGGCACGCAACAATTGCTTGCTCCAGCCAGCTCCATCAGGAAGTTCATCACCGTAAATATCCGAACCATCTTGATACTCATCGTAACAAGACGCTA